CGGTGTTCTGATGGCAGCGTCCGGCGTCATCTTGACGCTGTCGGCATCTGTCACCGGCGTTGCAAACAGTGCTCCTGGTTCGACTTCGGTCGCAACCGACTCGAACGGTGCATCTCTCGGAGACGTTGTCCTCCTGCAGAACAGCATCGCGAAGCAGGACTTCGTCCTTCTGCTGAACGGACACCAGGGAACGAACGCCCTCTATCCGAACGTCATCACGGCTTCGTTCGACATGACTTCGCCGAACTACTTCGCGAACGTCCTGAACACTGACCCGCTGAAGCTTCAGCAGGCTGGTCACTTCGTCTATGCTTCGTGGGACATCTACCCTGTCACCGCGGTTGTCACTGGCACGGGAATCCTGCCTGCAACCCTCGGCGCAGGAGCACTGCTCACCTCGAGCACTCCGAACCACATCGCAGGCATCGAACTCTCATCGTTCCTAGTGACCAGCTCACTGGCACGCGATGTCGGTTCTGCAACTGTCCCCGACTTCGAGGACTTCCGCGATCGCTTCACTCACGCAAAGTCTCCCTGGGTCATCAGCCAGCCCTTCGGCGGTCGCGCTCAGAACCTCTTCAGGGTGCATGCACTCGACGACGGCGCAGGCGTTTCTACGCTCTACAAGCTCTCCATCGAGAACATCGCGCTTTCGACTGACACGTCGAACACGTACCCTTCGTTCGACTTGGTCGTCCGAAGCTGGTCCGACAATGACTCTGCTCCTGTGTACCTCGAGCAGTGGCGCGGCCTGTCACTGAACCCAAGCGACGATCGATTCATCGCGAAGGTCATCGGTGATCAGCACGCATTCTTCGACTTCGACCGTGCACCCACGGGCCAGAAGCTTGTCGTTGAAGGCAACTACCCCAACGCGTCCAACTACATCCGCATCGAAGTCGACACCAGCGTCGACACCGGTGAGGTTGATCCGACGGCTCTGCCTGTCGGCGTCCGCGGACCGTACCACCTCGTCACAGAAGGTGCAGTCCCGACTCCTCGCGATCTGTTCACGACCGGCTCGTTCACCTCAGGTCTCTTCAGCGGTTCTCTGCTGTCGGTTCTCTCTGGTACGAACTTCGGCGGCACCGTGGTTCAGCCTCCTCTGCCTCTACGTCAGAACATCACTCAGGGAACCGGCGCAAAGCAGCAGGTCAACCCGCTGTTGTACTGGGGACTTCAGTTCGAGCACGTCACCTCGACGTCTACTCCGAACCTGTCGACTCTACCAAACAAGTCGCTCGCGGCATTCGCCAAGCACTTCCCATCGCACCGCATCGACATTCAGAACTTCGTGGTCGGCGACAACGCCGGCGCTGCAGACTCTTCTGTCAACGGCGTCCTCGACAGCGATCGGTTCAACAACAACGTCTTCACGCTGATGAACCTCTCGGTTGTCACCAGCTCTGTCGGTACAGCAGACCCGAACCAGTGGGTCACGGCATCCTACATCCGCGGTGGAAACATCACGACTGATGACACTGCAAAACGGCGTCGTCTGACGGCGGCGGACTTCACGCAGACCAATCGTCGATTCCTCAAGTGGACCTTCATGGTCCAGGGCGGATTCGATGGCGTCAACATCTTCGACTCTGATGAGTCAAAGATCAACGGTGCTGCAGTCGATGCAGACATGCTTGCGACGAACCGCAATGCCAACAACGGTGCAAGCGTCTCTGCTTACACCAAGGCGCTGCAGATCATGGGCGAGGTCACCAACACTGACCTGCAGCTTCTCGCAATCCCAGGCATCCGCAACCCGGTCATCACTGACGCAGCAGTCACGGCTGTCGAGTCTCGATTCGACGCGCTGTTCATCATGGACATCGCTCAGATCGACAACAACGGTCAGACGGTGACGAGCGATACACAGGCACCGTCGGTCACGTTGACAGCACAGAACTTCTCGGCACGTGCGCTGGACACCAGCTTTGGTGCAGCATACTTCCCCGACGTTGTCATCCCTGATCCGAACACGAACACGAACGTCATCGTTCCGCCGTCAGTCGTCGTCCTCGGCGCCATGGCACTGAACGATGCTGTCGGTCACCCCTGGTTCGCACCTGCCGGCTTCACTCGCGGTTCTCTACAGACCACGTTGGAAGCACGAGTCCGCCTCTCGAAGGCGAACATGGACACGCTCTATGACGTCAACATCAACCCACTCGTTGCTTTCCCGGGCAATGCGCAGGGTGGAACAAACCCGAAGGGTGGAGTCGTCGTCTGGGGACAGAAGACGCTTCAGGCATCTGCATCGGCACTTGATCGAGTCAACGTCCGTCGCCTCCTGATCGAGATTCGTCGTCAGGTCCGCGATATCGCGAACAACATCCTCTTCGAGCCTAACCGCGATGTCACCCTGGCGAAGTTCTCAGCGGCGGTCACACCGCGGCTGCAACGCATCCAGGCACTCGCAGGTCTCGAGCGGTTCAGGGTCATCATTGACACCTCGACCACGAGCCAGCTCGACGTCGAAAACAACACGATCCGAGGCAAGATCTACGTCCAGCCGACCAAATCCATCGAGTTCGTCTCGCTTGACTTCATCGTCACGAACAACCTGAACCAGCAGCAGTGATAGGCTTCTGAGAAATAATGAGTGCTATGAAACTTTCAGCAGAGACCCTTCGACGTCTAGTTCGTGAATCTCTCGAGACGCCGTCTCGTAAGAAGACCACGAACGAATCATGGAACATGGATGAAATGATCGAGCTGAACGAAGACATGATGCCTGCTGGCATGCATCCTTCGGTCGGCGATCGCAAGGCACCACCTCCCCTCCCGGGGAAGAAGCCCGGCGGCGGAGCACCCAACCTCAAGGGATTCAAGGCTGATTGCAACATGATGACGGACGCCGCATCACGCGTCAAGCAGATCCTTGACGCAGGACAGGGCGACACGAAAGAGGCACTTCGGTGGCTTGACAAGGTCGTTCAGTTCGCGCAGTCTGCACAGAAGAACCTCAAGAGCTGAGTGGCAATCGTAATGAGGACATCGGTCAAAGAGCTTCGAAAGTTAATCCGAGAGGAAACTGAGTACTCAGAGGCCGTTGCTCAACTGTTTAGCGAGAACGCGGACTTTGGCTCAATTCTCAATGACGTAGGACCTATTCAACACGAACAAGAAGATCGAAAAGGCTCACGAGCTGGCCCCACAGGGGCCAGCCAAAGCAATCATCGCTGGTCTACACAGCGATCTGTTCAATCAGGCAGCAGAATTCGAAAATACATCGAGCAGCTGAAAAAGCTAGCAAACCAGCGTACAGAGGGTTTTCGTAGGAAACCAAAGCGACGCAGTTGAATACTTACGACTATCCGGTGACAGGAGACAATCATGGCTGAGACACTCGACGTTACGTCGATGCTACCGAACAAGTTTGAGCCCAAGCGGAAGAACCGCTGGGTGCTCATGATCGAAGGCATCGATGCGTATATCATCAAGACGACCGCACGCCCTTCAGTGAAGACTGAAGAGGTTGAGGTTCCGTTCATCAACTCACGTCGGTACCTCGCTGGTCTGACGAAGTTCGACACGATGGCAGTAACCCTACACGATCCGATCGCTCCCTCGGGTGGTCAGCAGATCATGGAATGGGTCCGCCTTCACTTCGAATCGGTGTCAGGTCGATCTGGTTACGCCGACTTCTACAAGCGCGACATCCAGCTCAAGCTTCTTGATCCGGTTGGAACTGTCGTTGAACTTTGGGACATCAAGGGAGCCTTCATCACGGAAGCGACCTTCGGTGAACTGACGTACGAAGACGGAACGCCTGCGGAAATCACGCTGGCACTGCGCTACGACAACGCCGTTTTGCAATTTTAAGATCATCTACGAACCATTCAAATGGTTGATTCGAAAGGCCTTTATGAGGCCTTTCGGCATTTAAGTGATAAATGTTTATACGTTGCGTTATCAAATTATAAAGTCTGGACATGAAGTGTCCCTCATGTGATCTAGATTTCAACAGTTACACTTCGCTTTCGACTCACTTCCGAAATAAGCACGGAACGTCTCTTGAACTAAAAGAGATTATGCGGTGTCAACTCATTGAAGAAAGACACCATGGTATTTTACCTACGTGTATGTGCGGGTGCGGTAAAGTTCCCAACTACTACAACCACGAAATTGGGTACTCTCAATACGTTCGTGGACATCAGGCAAGAGTGAATAACAATTGGGGACACAATAAAGCGGCACTTCAGAAGAGTCAAGACAAGCGTCGCGAACAGATCGCAACGGGTGAATGGCAGTCGTGGAACAAAGGTCAGACAAAAGAGACTGACCCACGCGTAGCTGAACTTGGTCGTCGTGAATCTCATACGTTGAAAACTGATCCAATTTGTCAAGCGCAACGTGCAGAACACATGTCAGGACAGTGGAAGTCTGGTTCGATCACACCTCTTACCGGTTCTTCTCACTCTCAATGGAAAGGCGGCGTCTCTTCCGTTCAAGCTCTGGCGCGTTCCTACGTCTTCAACGTCTGGACGTATCCCAAACTTCTGGCCTCAAACTTCACCTGTCAAGAATGCGGGTCAGGTCACGATCTCGAAGTGCATCACGACAAGGAACGCTTCGCGGAGATTCTGCAGAAAGCGCGTCTTGAACTAGGCGACGTGACTGACGACTTCACATCACACCAGGCGTACGCTCGTTGGATCGCTGACTACCACATTCAGAACGATGTCTCGGGTGTCGCTCTCTGTGAAGATTGTCACGAGAAAGCGCACGTAGCTGCATAGTTATGAACGCAACGACCAGGCGCTACCGCTTCTCCGACCTGTCACCGGCGACGGTCGGCGTTTCTGGGTGTGAAGCCCCTCCCGAAATTCAACGGCGAGGGGTTTTGCTGTTTCAAGGATAGTTACGATAATGCGATTGACACTGCGCGCTCTACGTTCCCTCATCAACGAGGCCATCGGAGACAGGAGTCATCCTGACGACAAGGCGCACTTGATCTGTTGGACACTCGTTCACGGCGGCCGACCCATGTCTAGACCCGAAGTCATGCAGAAGGTTGAAGAACTCGAGGGCAAAGAAGCATCGAAGTTCAACCCAAAGTCTGGCAACGACTATTGGGCACCGAAGTGGGTTGACAGAGCTGACTACGGCCGTGACGAAAACGGAGCACGGACAGTGAGCAATCAGCGCATGGAACCCAGCGATCGTCGAGGAGCTTCACAGTGGAGCGTCCTCCGCCGTGACCTCGTGAAGCTCGTAAGCAAGCGACGGAACGAATTCCTCTACGCTGTCACGCCTGCTGGCGCAAAGTTTGCTGAAGAAACTGACGCGTGGATTCGCTCTCGTCCAGATCTCTTTGCAGAGATCGTACCAGAACTGTTCACCTGATTCATACCCTATGCACTGAAATAGAGTGAATGATGGCATCTTGGCGACCCGATGACGGCATGGGACCCCCACCAAAGGTCCTAGAAATAATCGTGGACTACATGAGAAGGGTTGCCAGGCCTTCATATTTGGGCTTTATCTCGCTCGAGATACGATGGAGCCTTTCACGAACGAAGCAAGCGCTAGACAAGCTCGTAGATCAAGGCCTCGTCAGAGAACTCACAATTGACGAGAAGTTGCAACTGCGTCTTCCCGAAATTGCAGCGCTGTACGTTTTGGGCGATAGTAAAAAGTCAGACTGAGGTTGTACGATGAGCCTCATGAAGCTGTCATTCGACGACCTAGATGGGTTGCTCTGGCAGCTGACGAATCACTTGTGGGACGACAAGATCAGCTTTGAATCGTACGTCAAAGAGTGGGACTTGTTGCTTGAATTTGCTGGTTGGACTGAAGCACAATTCTTGCAAGAACTCGACAACCGGTGGCACACTACTGAACGAAGACAACACGTCGTCTTCGTGTGCTAAAAACGGTCGTTTGTTATCAGCCGGCTGACATTTACGGCTGATCGCAATCGGTGTACGGTTGCGGTTACAAGGAAAGCACATGTCAGAAGAACGCGAACAACGCAATCAGGTCTTCGCAACCGGCGCGCCTGCTCCGGGAGTCGACCCTCGCATCCCAACAACGACCGCTGCTGACAAGGCTCGTGCAGACTTTGGCTTGGAGATTCTTCCGGCTGAGGTAGTGCCCCTTCCGTCAGCAGGCGTCGTCTATTCGACGTCTTCTCCGCTTCACAAGTGTGAGGTCGTTGAGATCAAGGC